CTGTTGCCTGTGTCTCGTAATCGCCGGTATCGGTTCGCAACCAGCAATCAAAATAACTGTTTGCCCCGCCGTACCCTGTGGCCCGCAGCAGCACAACCCGATCAGCAACGGCATCCTTTTCCACGTAGGCATCGAGCATAAAAATTTCCCCGGACGCATAGGGGATGGCGGTTTGCGAGGACGCCGTATTGCCGGCTGACGTAGTCGATGCGTCAGTAATGGTGTAACCCACCGATCCGTCCGGAGCCGTGGTGCCGGAAAGTGCACGGGTAACGGCGTTAAGATACCAGGAGGTTATCGGGTCAATCAGGCTTTCATCGTCGGTCGAAGCCGGCACACATCCAATAGAGGAAATCAGCGACCCGTCACGCTGGCGCAGGGCCATGTAATGCTGCACCCCGTCCGTAAAGTTCAGCGGCTCCGAGGTGGTCAATGTCAAGGTGTCAGGGTCCCAGGCCACGACATCACCGTTTTGCCCGTAGCGCACCCGGTCATGGCTGATGCTGATCGGGTCAAGCAGGATCGGAATGCACCCTTCCATTTCCGTCTGTAGCTTGTAAAATTTGCGCCGATAATAATTGCTGGCCCACTGATACCACGCCTCTCTTGTGGCATGCGCCCGCGCCGTCACACCGAACATAGAATCATCCGCCGCTTGGTCGGCAGTGGTCGGCACCATGACGGTACGCTCCGCCCAATATTGGCTAGAAAAGTAGGTCATGTTGACCCCATCAGCCGTCTCGGAATCGGCGAACTCGTAATCAACAACAAGAGAGTTAGGCAGGATATTGCGATTTGTGAACGACACCACCGGCAGACTGGCTTGCTGATCTCGCACGAAATTTACGATACCAGCCATCTGAAACGCCTTGGTCCGCCCGGCCCTGGCGATGCTCTGCAACGCATCCCACCAACCTTGCAAGGTGTCAAAACGGGCGTCAAAATAATCCCCCCGGCTGGCCCATACCCCATCCAGATATTCGAGCTGCAGGAGATTCAGGCGACTGTCTCCCAACCCCTTGCCATATGTGGCCTTGCAGGCGTCAGCCAGTGCCCAGGCGATGGATCTGGTAACGGAAGCGGTGGCAGACCAGCCGGTGCCGGAGTTCCATGTCAGCAATTTTCGAGTGGAGATGACATAAATGCGTCGGCTGGCCATGGATGACAGGCTATTCGTAGCCCGCATGCGCAGGGCGATGACAGTTTTGCCGGGGAATACCCGGTTGCCTGGATGATACCCACGGGCCGCTGACCAATTGACGTCATGACCGGCCCGCGCCGAGGTGTCTTTTGTTGTGGTGCGGATCGCATAAACTTCATAACGCCCGGATGTTACCGGGACCATAAAACTCTTTCTTAATGGGGTGGTGCTGGCGTAAGGGGAGGTAACAAATTGTTTAATCACATAAAACAGGTTGGCGAATCCGTATGTCCGATTCGGATCAAGACCGGTGCCCGTTCCGCCCAAAGTCGCGGTAGCAACCAACTGCCAAGTACCAAGCGGGTCGCCGTCGTCATTGATCAGCCTGGCATAAAATTGCACGGTGAGTGACTTTCCGTCCAGGCCGCCGGAATCATTGGCGTAATAAAGCCCTTTCGGGCAGACCAAGTCAAAGGCAATATTATTGATCAGCGTGCCGGACGCATTGAGAGTATACGGCCCTTGTTGCACATTGTATTCCAATTCTTGCCCTGCCACCTCAAGGGAGGTTGTGACGGAGGCGGGAAACAGCGTTACCGCCGTGCCGGGCTCCACCACCTGCCAGTCAACCTCGTCAAAGCTCCCACTGTCCACCAGTCCGCCGCCCACTTTCTCAGCAATTGGTGTGTCTTGGATGCCCATCTCTTCGATATCATACTCACCCTGGCCCAGCATGAGGAGTGAGTAAAGGTATTGATCTCCGCCACGGAAATCGGTATAGGGAGCTGCAGCGAAATCAGGCCAGCTCTTACAGCGGCCATATTGCACCGGCACCGGCTGGCCGATCCGGGCCGCGTTGCCCTGCGCGGACAGGGAATAGGTAGGAGATGCCGCCGACAGATTTGACATGCGGGTGGCCTGTGGTGTCGCCTGTGCCGGCAGAATGGCATTCATCAGCAGACTGCCGGCAACACCTACCGTCGCACTGGCTAGAGCCCCCCATGCCCCGCCGCCGACCAACCCACCTGTATAAAACGCCGCCACCATAATGGCAATTGACATCACGATCCGCAACGGGTCGGAGCTCCCCCCGCCGCCTTGCGGCAGCATGATAAAATGGACGGTGTCCTGATCCCCGGCTATGGTGGTATTCCACTCGCCGCGCAGCAGCGGCTTGCCGTTGTACAGGCAGATATAAGGGAGTTGAGACACCGGGGCCAGGGCGCTGACGGGCACCGGCAAATCAATAGCACTGATCTGCCGATCAGTATGTGGTTGGTATGGGTTCCTGCTGATGATCAGACTGGCTTGCATTCATGCCTCCAAAAACTGATGATGTTCCATCCTGATAACCGTAAATGCAGGCGGTCCATAAACACCACCCCGGCCCCATTCACACAATGAAGCACTCCGCCGCCCATGGTATCGACCCATACCCCGACATGATGCGGGTGTTTGGCATGGCTCATCAGTACCCCGTCAAGCTCCTGTGGTTCATTCACCTTTTCCCAGCCAGCATAACTCCCGTCGCGGAAGCATCGCATGACCTGGCTGACTCTGGTCGCGTCAGTATCAACAATGGGCAGGGCGACGCCACACCGTTGCCGCATGACGTAACGAACCAACCCCCAGCAGTCAAATGACTCAGGCCCTTGTCCGCCACTCACCCACGGCTTGCCGATATCCTCCGCCGCCCAGTGCATCAATACACCTCTGCCAATGACGGGTAATCTGTCAGCCGGTAAATCTCATTCGGGAAACGGGTATTGTTGAAGTTGCCGAAGCTGCAGCGGGCCGTGACCTTGAAATCATCAGCCCGGCAGGATTTCACTTCCATGTGCAGCGGCGGGTTATTCTGCGGGCCGGACAGATCAGAGCCGAGATAGGCCCGATACGTTACCTCGATCACGGCCTGCGTAAAAATGGCGCTGCTCATCTGGTCCTCAATTTCCGGGCTAACATTGTCCAGCTCGATGGACATTTCCGGGGCGCCGTTCGTGCCGACCTCCGGTTTTGTCAAAGAAAACTGCATGGCGATAAAATCAACCTGTTCGCCGGGATTCTCCGGGGCTCCGGATTCGAGGAAGGCGGCTAGATCCGTATTGTCCAGCACCACCCGAATCGGCGCCGTGAATGACGTGTGACGAAACTCCAGGGTATGCAAAACGATCTCGCTGCTTGGCGCCGCGGCATACGCTTCTTTGATGGCTTGCGAAAGGGTGGAATCGGGCATCAGTACCGCACCTCAAGCTTAAATGAAACATCCCATGAATCTTCGCTGTCTTCAACGAGTCCAGCCTCATACGACCCAATAAATCGCGCTGTGTGTGTCGATGTAAAAACACCTGGACTTGTGCCGGTGGCAAGATCAACCGTAAACCACCCTGCCCCACCGGCAGCGCCGCCAACATCATCATCAAACCAAGCGGTGAATAAAATAAACTGGTCATTTGTTAACCTGACACTGCATGAAATCTCGTCAACCCTTGCAGATGTCCGCAGTCTTGTTCGGGCGTTGCCGCGATCCATTTGTGTCCTGATTGTGCGGTCAGTGGGGGATATCTGATAACCAGTCCGCCTTGGTGCCGGCAGTGCTTCCAGCCATGTCCCAGCCATTATCTATTCATCCCCCATGCGGAGTTTAAACCATAACGAGATTCAAGCACCGGCGCCAGCCCTTTACCACGGCCGATATCACTTCCCATTTTCCCGGTGATCTGCTCCACCATTATGTCAATCACACGGTTGCCGCCGCTGTCCGTGCTCTCTTTGGTCGTGGCCTGGGTACCGGAAGCGTTATTGATGACGTTTACCGTTACCGCCGTTCCGCCGCCATTACCGGAACCTTTCGGGATAACCGTTTCCCCGCGCTGCAAAATTGCCGGGAACTCATCCCCAGCAAGCCCAGAGTGAAAACGCGGCGCATTATCCCAAAGAGAAGAAGCCGCAACCCCTGGAGAGCCGTCAACCCCTACTTTGCCCCCTGAATGGAATGAATAAAAGCTTGTCAAGGCCGCGTCAATCCCTGCGTTTTGTGTGGTTCCTGAAAAAATAGAATCAACCCCGGCGGCGATAAGGCCGTTTCCAAAACCACCGGCGGCGTTGGCATTTGACCCCCACAAAGCCATCTGCAATTGGGCGGCCTGCCAGTTGGCCACCATGTCCAGAATCACATCCTCAAACCTGGAGCCAAGATCATCAAAATTGCCCTTCATGGCATCAAAGAAAAAAGACTTGCTCGTGCTCTGCATGTTTTTCTGCGCCTCTTCCCAGAAGGCAGATATGGAGCCTGTTTTTTCGATAGTAATTTTTTCGATATCTTCCATTTCCGTCTGCCAGTTGGCGGCCAGGCCCAAATCAATATCGGCGGCATCTTCAAATGAAAGCGACCCTGACGAAACAAGATCAGTCAAAACTCTGTCGTATTCCTGGTATTTTTTTGTAATTTCTTCGATTTGCCGGACATGCTCAGGCAGTGCTGCGGTGTTTAAATCATCCCATGCCTTGCGCTGCTTTTCAATTATGGCGGTTGACTGGTCAATGTCGATAAAGAAATCTGTCAGGTCGTTGCTGATATTGACCATTTGATTTTTTTTAACTTGCTCATCTATGGTGGAAAAATAGGCCGAAAGAGCCTTATCTACTTTGAGAATGGCCTTTTCTGCCTTTTCAATCCCTTCTGTTTCAGATTGGGCCGCCGTCAATTCTCTTGCTGCTTTACCGGCAGCAATACGTTTTTTTTCCAACTCCGCTTCTGCTGCTGACGCTCCTGCGGCAGATGATGCTTCATTCTCCAGGGCAATGGACAGATCGGCCAATTTCTGCAATTCTGCATCGCTGGCCTTGTATCTTTCCTCATACATTTTGTTCCATTCGCGAAATTTTTCGTCTGTTTCCCCGAAAGTTAGAAATGCCCCGGCTGCGGTAAGGCTGCCGCCGACCTTATCCGCCAGCATTGCCATCCTGATCATCTCCGCTTCGACGGAAATAATCACAGAGCGCAGGCCGTTGCCCCACTCTTTCGCTACTGAAGAGTTGGCTTCCATGGATTTGTTGGCGCTCTTTAGCCCGTCGCTCAACTGCTCAACAACCAAGGCAAGGGCAGGGGTAAACGCCTCCCCAATGGATACTTTCAAATCGTCGCTGTACCGCTTCATAGACAAGACCTGCTTGCCAGCGGTCCCCATCGCAGCCTCATATGTCCCGGCAATCTGCGTCCCGGCATTAAGCACGCTGTTAACGCGGGATTGCATTTTTTCTTGCTCGGTCAATTCGGCAGAAGTTTTGCCAATTGACGCGGCCATGGCTTTATAGCCGCCCTCAAAAGTGGTATTTATTCCGATTGTTCGCAACATCTCGACTTGCGCTGACTGTATGCCGTAAACAAGCCGCTGGAATGCTTCAGAAGAATTTATATTGCCGATGACTGCCGCATCTTGGGCAATCCTGGCAAGCTTGGAAGAATCGGCCATATCTATGTTGGCCTGGGCCATCATGGACAGTACTTGCCGAGATTCAAGAGCTGCTATGCCTGAATTACGCAGGCTTTGGGCAAAGCCGTCCATCTCGGCTTTCGTGTAACCGGCGTTATTTCCAACAACGCCCATTACCACGCCAAGGGTTTCATACCTGGCGGCCAGCATGGAAACATCCTTGATCAACGCAACAGCGCCCATTGCCCCCATCGCGGCAAAGCTGGCAATAAATATTTTTGCCGAATCAGACAGACTTGAGAATGTGCGCTTTCCTTGAGATTCAAGACGCTGCAAGTCGCCTTGCATCTGCACCCCGACAGCCTCATGCCATCCAGCGGCAATAGAGCTTGATATTCTGCCGGATTTTTCCAGTTGTTTTATCTGGGCATCAAGCGCCTGATATTTCCGATGGACCTTGACCACCGCCCGCTCATGCTCAGGCAAAGCGGCAAGGGAAATCCGGCTTACTGCGGCTTCCGAACGCTTAAAGGCGGCGTCTGTTTCATTGGCAAATTGCTGAAGCGCGACCCGCCCCTTGTTGCCGTCAACAATTATGTCATATTTCAAACTCGGCATTATTTCATTTTCCTGGTAATCCGGTTTGCAAGGTCAATCTCAATGGCGCGTAATGCCTCGGTCTGCTTACTGTCAACCGCAGGCCGCATAAATGGATGAGCAGGCATATTGCCGCCTCTGGCGCCGAACTCAACCAGATGAGCATGCGGGGCAATGCTATAATCAACCCAGACATAAGCGGCCCCAGAATGTCCGAATTGCGTTGCAGTTTTGTCAACACGGGACACAATGCCGCGTTTCAAATTTCCTGTAGGCCCAAGCGGCGCAAGCTGCCTCGCCTCCTCGGCAATGATATCAGCCGCTATGCCTGCAGAAAAAGAAAGCTCGCCGACCGTGATTAGATTTTTCATCTCGGAAAGGAGCTTTCTTGTTTCTGGGGCCATTTTTGCTTTTATAGTCGGCAATGCCATGGTCACATCCTGAAAAGTTCTGTTTTTATCCGATGTGCGATTGATTCCGGTGATTCAGCTGGATCTTTGTCTTCATGGTCTTCGATAAAATTCATGAACTCTTTCGCGGTAAACGGCTCTTTGCGCTTTTTTGTGTCTCGGTTCAAATTCGCGGTCATGGCCATTTGCTGCCCGTGCCTTATCTCGTTCCGAATCTCTCCGAATGGCTCTATGTTTTCGTAGGCCATCCATTCCGCAAGCTGCCTGGCGCTGATGGATGAAAGAAGAAAATCAGGGTGAAAGCAGCCCAACTTTAAGCAGAGGCGGAAGGCAAATCTTCGCTCAGGTTGGGCTCTGATTTTTTTTCTACTTCCTCAGGCTTAACGTTCATCTTGTTAAGCTCAAAAGCGCGGTCAAGAAGCATCTGAAGTGTTTCCGGATCTTTGCCGGCCAACATTTCCGCTTCACCATCGCCAAAAATTCGCTGATGATCTTCCCCAACCAGGCACCTGACGAGAACCTTGCCAGCGATGTTTTTCATCGACATTCCGCCGCCAACCCCCTCGCTCATGGTCTCCCGGTCGAAAGCAGACATTTCCCGGATGATGACATCCCCGCCCCACTTCGGAACGGGGACGATTTCACACTTAAAGCAATCCGCAGCCAATATGCTATCTTTTGTCAGTATCATATTAAGACACCACCACCGCGCCACTGATTCTGACCGTCTGTGAGCCTTTCAAAACCTGGTCAACCCCGGCTGAAGGTACGGCCCCATAGGAAGAAAGATGACCGGAAAACGTGTAGACGTTGCTCAACGGGTCAGTGATTTTGAAACTCTTGGTCAACGATCCCGCCCCGGCTACGCGGCAAGCTGCCTGGCCCGCATCGTCCTCAAGATATTTATAATTTATGGTGAACGAACCGTTATCGGTAAGGCCGGCCATAAATTCCTTCGCAGTGCTCTTCAGGTCAGTTGTGTCAATCTCCGACACGGTGGCACCTGACGGCGAATAGTCGATAATCCCGAGAACCTCTGTCCATGTTACCGGCGTTGCGGTGCCGCCGCTTGTGTAGGTGGTAAAGGCCCTGGAGTCAATATCAACGACAAATGCCGTAGTGCTGGTGACGGCCCGGACGGTTCCTGTCAGCCCGTTAATTTGAGTCATGCCGCCAACCGTCGCAAATGTTACCCTGTCGCCAACGGTCAGAGCATGGGTGCCGGTTACCTCAGCGTTGAACGCCTTGGAAATTGCCGTTATGGTGATAGCCCCGCCCGTGCCGGTGCCGATATGAAGAGTTGTCCCTTGTGCCTGTACGCCACTCATAATATTCTCTCCTTAATCCCAGGCGTAGAAATCAATTATCTGCCTGTTTAATTTTACGCCCGGGTCGAAAGCGTCCCGAGACACTAAAAAACAATTTGAAAATGTTGCGGCAGACATCGCCGCCCTTACTGATGCTTCAAGGCCCTTTGCCGCGTCGTAGCCTCTCGCGTAAACGTCAACCTGCACCCGTTTCTGGGTATCAGTGTTTTTAAGGTTGCCAGGAACGGTGCTGACGATTTGCAAGACAATATATGGTGATGTTGGGGTGTCGGGCACTTCCCCAATTGCATAGACCCGGCTTGATACAAGCCCGGTCAACACTGCCCTTACTGCTGATTCTGTCGTCATCCCTCATTTACCCCTGTGGAGCACATCAACAGCATTTCCTTGTTTGCAAGGTCGCGGTTGATCACTGCGTCGATATCGTATATCGCCGAGTTGTAGGACACGCGCATGGCCGGGAGAACCCCGGCCAGATACCGGATTGTTATTTCTGTATCGACCTTGCTTTGTGCCGCCTGCGCTTCAATCAATTTCCGGCCGCTGGTTGGCCTTATTTTCGCCCAAACTGTCGCAAAAGTGGACCATGACTTTATCTGGCCGCCATAATCTCCAGCGGCGCCAAGGGTGCTTTGCTGGATGACAATTTTATGCTTGAGTTCTCCGGCCCTGATCATACGTTCCACGCCATGCGATAATCAGCTATGAGCGCATCAATCGCCAATGGGATCTCGGCCACCGACACGCTGCCGTAATTGCTCGCAAGAACTGGCTCTCTGTTTTCATACAGATGCGAAATCATCAGCAGTATGGCCTGTTTTATTTCTGCAGGCACTGCTGAGTAGCCAGCAACCCACTCGATGGCAACGCCGTTCACCGGCCTCAATGTCACGCCTGACGGCCACGAAATACCATAGGCAAGATCGATTTTCCCAGGACTTGAAAAGGTATCGACAAGATAATTTGCTGCATCCCAGGTGGTCACCCCGGCAGCATAGTCGGTATATTTTACCGATGTCACGGAAATGACTTTGCCGAAAGGAAGAACAATGAACGAATCAACCGGGAAGGCATCACGGTAGGCGGTCCAGGTCTGGGAAACAAAACGATTACTCGTCATATTTTCAATAGCGGCGGTCGCTGCGGTAATCAGCGCCGTGACGTAGGTATCATCGGCGGTATCTGTCCGCTTAAGATGGTCTTTCGCCTCGGTCAGCGTTACCGGGAAAGCAGCCGGGGCTGTCTTGAGTACCTGGATCATTTTTTCCTGTTACTCTTTTTTGCGGTCTGTTTTTCAACAACAACTTCAACTTTATCCTTAACCTCTGATCCTTGCCCGGTATCGCAAAGGTGGCGGCCAGCTTCTTCCGTTAAGTCCATGATGTCCCCGGAAACAAAACACCCGCCAGGACCAGCCGCCGTTCCTCTTATTTTTACCCGCATTTTGTAGCCTCAAAATGAGGCGTCATGCTGACCGCCTCGATTGAATTATCTCAACTGCGCAGCATGCCACCAGTCAACATCGAGACTGTTTGCCGCCGCAGATCCGCACTTGGTCGCGAAGCATGGGCACATGACTTGGTCAAGGGGGAAATTTGCCGTCGCGCTGGTCGTCGTATCGGCAAGGGCAACCCCGTTGATGTAAAAAGTGACGGTCCCGAGAACTGATTTCATCAACGGGGT